GCAGCACGAGCCAAACTAGCGGCCTAATGTCAAGACTGTTTGCATTTGGTTGTAGTTTTACCAATTATCGCTGGAGCACCTGGGCAGATTGTCTGGCTCCAGAATTTGATTATTTTGAAAACTGGGGACAAAGCGGAGGCGGCAACCATTACATTTTTAATTCAGTAATGGAAGCTGATCAAAGACATAATTTTGGTGCCAACGACACTGTGATTGTATGTTGGTCTAATTTTATGAGAGACGATAGATACATTAACAATCGGTGGCACACAATAGGTAATATGTTTACCACACCAATATATCGTCCCGAGTACTTGAAAACTCATGTGGACGAACGCGGATATGTTATACGTGACCTTGCGTTTATTAAAGGTGTAAAATCATTGCTAGAGAATAAACATAATCTAACATGGAAATTTCTTAGTCTAGCCAATCTTAAGTTAGGTGTCAGGTGTGAGACTGAGCCGGGTGAACCTAAAGATGTAATGGAAGTGTACGCAGATGTGTTAGATACAATATTGCCTAGCTATCAGGAAACAATATTTAAAGACGGATGGCCCAACCGAGACGGTGACCCTCATCCTAGCCCTGCAGAACATTTGGCCTATCTGGATGTAGTATTGCCGGGCTGGGTGACAAAAGAATCTACTCGTGTTATAATGCAACAAGAAAGTATCAATCTAAATAAAGATCCCCGCAAGTCGGGAATGACAAAGGTAACAAGACTATGAAATTTAAAGTAAGTGAACTATTTTATTCAGCACAAGGCGAAGGACGCTATGTTGGCGTGCCGTCGATATTTTTGCGCATGTTTGGCTGTAATTTTACCTGTTCAGGATTTGGTTGCAAGCCCGGTGAACGATCAACTGGTGCCGACGACGTGGCCAAGACAGTACACCTGTACAACACATTTGAGGAACTGCCCCTAGTAGCAACTGGCTGTGACAGTTATGCATCCTGGCATCCAGCATTCAAACATCTGAGCCCCACATATACCGCAGAAGAACTGGTGGCGAAGATGGCTGCATTACTGCCGCATGGCAACTGGCTACAGCCCAATGGCAATCCTGTGCACCTGGTTATCACAGGTGGTGAACCCTTGCTGGGATGGCAACGTGCATATCCTGAACTCTTGGACAAACTGCATGAACTTGGCCTGCGACACATCACATTTGAAACCAATGGTACCCAAGAACTCAGCAGAGAATTCAAACAGTATCTTGCTGCCTGGATGGGCGAAATCACATTCAGTGTGAGTCCCAAACTGTCAGTATCCGGAGAGAAATACGAAGACGCCATCAAGCCCGACATCATCTGGGATTATGAAACATACGGTGTGACCTATCTCAAGTTTGTGGTCGAAAAGGTCGAAGACTTTGCTGAACTGGATCTTGTGACAGACGAATATCGACTGCGCGGATTCAGCGGTCCTGTATTTGTCATGCCCGTAGGTGGTGTTGTGAGTGTGTATGATAGCAATCGATTGCATGTGGCCGACGAAGCACTCCGGCGCGGCTACTGGTACAGTCCCCGACTGCATGTAGATCTCTGGGGCAATGGCTGGGGAAAATAACACCGGACACCTAGAAAGTGACTGACAAATCAAATCTACTCAAAGGACGCAACAGCTACGATAGTACCAGCACAGGAACTCTTGTTCCATTCTTGAACCGGAATGTTACTCCCTATGCCACTGAAGCCGGCGGTCCTAAATTTGATTTGATTCCGGTCACTGAGCAAAAAGATCTAATGATCAATCATGCCAGGATGTATGCTCAGCAAGAGTATGATCGTATAATGTCCTTGGTTCATGTGCTGGAAGAACAGGCTGAACAAATTAGACGCAGACTAGAAATAACAGATGCAGTACATGGGGCAGAGTTTCAGTTTAGATTGGTAATGGGCAACTGTTACTGGTTGGTGTGGCACACAAGACTAGAAAAAATGTTGTTGGTACACACTGGACCAACCAACTGGAGCACTGGCGCCCCAGAAGATTACAATTATCTAGCACAAGTAAAGTACATGGGCGACCACACCTGGATGGAAATAAAAGAGGATTGATATGGGATTATTTGATATTTTTCGAAAAAAATCTGCACCTGCGGCAGAAACAAAACCAGCAGCACCCAAAGTTCGTGTGCTCAAACAAGAGCCCAAAAGTGAAAAAGAAATTGCCACCTCAGCCGGAGAGCCGTACGTGGCCATTCTCAAGATGGACATTGATCCCAACAACTTGCATCAGGGCAGTTTTGAACTGGACTGGAATGAAATCTTTGTGAGTCGCTTGGTCAAGGCTGGCTACATGATCAAGCCCAATGATGTGGATGTTGACATTGTGGATCGTTGGTTCCAGACTGTGTGCCGTCATGTTGTGATGGAAACCTGGGAACAGGAACAAGCCATTATCAAGGGTGCAGGACAGTATGTCAACACCCGAGACATTGGCGATGGTAGGACTGAAGTGTCATGATTTTTAACCACATCAAACAACTCAAACAAGACGGGAAGAAAATTGGCATCACTTTTTCAACCTTTGACATGCTGCATGCAGGCCATATTGCCATGCTGTCAGAAGCCAAGAACCACTGCGACTATTTGATATGCGGCCTGCAAACTGACCCCACAATTGACAGACCCGATACCAAGAACAAGCCTATACAAAGCATTGTGGAACGTCAGATACAATTGGCTGCTTGCCGCTATGTGGACGAAGTTGTGGTGTATCAAACTGAACAAGATCTTATTGACCTGTTGTTGATTCTGCCACTTGATGTTCGTATTTTGGGTGTAGAGTATAAAGATAAAGATTTTACTGGTCATTACGAAGGTCAAGTGCGAGGAATTGAACTGGTATTCAACGGCCGAGACCATAGTTTCTCCAGCAGTAGTCTACGCAAGCGTGTGGTTGCTGCCGAAAGTCACAAGGTACTGCTACAGAAATGATCTTGTTTGCAAATGGCTGTAGTCATACCGCGGCTGCTGAGGCAGTGGTTTATCATGCCTGGGCCGAAGATGATGGCAACTTGTATCGGGCAGGCCGTGTCCCGCATCCGCTAAATTTGGCTGCAAGCTGGTGTACAGTGTTAGGACAAAAACTAGATCGTCAAGTAATTTGTGCTGCACAATCAGGTGGCAGCAATGATCGCACAATACGCACTACCAAAGACTGGATCAAAAACAATCCTGACAAACTTTACAATACATTTATGGTAATACAATGGACCTCTTGGGAAAGAGAAGAGTGGTTTTATCAAGAGCAAGATTATCAGGTCAATGCGTCTGGCAGAGACACTGTACACGAAGATCTGCAGGAACGCTATAAACATTATGTAATCAACATAGACTGGACGGAGAAAACCACAGACGCACACCACAAGATTTGGGACATGCATTGCTATCTTGAGCAACTTGGCATAAACCATTTGTTTTACAATGCTACTAGTACGTTCAATGGTATTGTACCAATTGATCAAAAATCCTGGGGGAAACATTACATTGACCCATACAGCCGGACCGGCAGCTATGATGCTGTGCTAAGAAACAACGGATTTGACTATGTCAACCCCAAAACATACCATTTTGGTGCTAATGGCCATTGCTTTTGGGCCAACTATGTGTTACAATACATTAAAGATAACCAACTACTGAGCTCTGATGAAATACCTTCTTATTGATACTAGCAACATGTTCTTTCGAGCACGGCATCAAGCACACCGTGCTGCGGACTCCTGAACCAAGCTGGGGTTTGCACTGTATCTCACTCTGATGAGTGCCAACAAGGTTGTGCGGCGTTTTCAAGCAGACCATGTGGTTTTCTGCTTAGAAGGTCGAAGCTGGCGCAAGGATCACTACCGGCCCTACAAGGCCAATCGTGCTGTGGCCCGTGCTGCCATGAATGATGAGCAGGCAGAAGAGGACAAGCTGTTCTGGGAGACCTATGATGAGCTGACTAAATACTTGAGCAACAAGACCAATTGCAGTGTGATCCGTGAGCCCCAGGCCGAAGCTGATGACATCATTGCACGATGGATAGCCCTACACCCCCAAGACGAACACATAGTGGTCAGCTCAGACACAGATTTTGTGCAGCTGGTGGCGCCCAATGTCAAACAGTACAACGGTATTACCGATGAGCTGATCACTGTGGACGGAATCTTTGATGTCAAAGGACAACTGATCAAGGACAAAAAGACCAAGCTGCCCAAGACTGTGCCTGATCCTGCCTGGTTGTTGTTTGAAAAATGCATGCGTGGCGATACCAGTGACAATGTGTTTTCGGCATATCCTGGTGTGCGAACCAAGGGCACCAAGAACAAGGTTGGCTTAGAAGAAGCATTTGGCGACATGGGCAAAAAAGGCTATGCCTGGAACAATCTCATGTTGCAACGCTGGACCGACCACAATGGTGACGAACACCGAGTGCTGGATGACTATGAACGCAACCGTACCCTGATTGACCTCACAGCACAGCCACAAGAGATCAAAGACTTGGTGGATGCTGCCATACGTGCTCAAGTGAGTCACAAGGACGTGGGACAAGTGGGCAGTCACTTTTTGCGATTCTGTGGCAAGTACGAATTGGTCAAGTGCAGCGACTCAGCAGACAGTTTTGGACGCTGGTTGAATGAAACCTATAAAGGAGTATTGAATGAACAGCATAGTAGCTAAACCAGTGATAGCAGACAGGTACTGGATACTTAAAAAAGACGACCGCAAGATTGGACAGATTGAAGCTGACGCAGAGGGCATTGTTGTAAAAATTCAAAACACAGTGCAACGATACAAAACACTCAAGATGGCAGGTCGTGCTGCTGGTATTGAATTTGCAGATCAAGAGTCAGTTACTCCACTGCAAGAACACCATGCATATGGCTATGACACCGGTGGTGTGGTACACAATGCCATGTGGGATGTCACACATCGATTGCCGTTGTTTACCAGAGACAACAAGTCCAAGTCCTGGTTTGCTGCTGGCTGGTATCGAGTAAAACAGCATCGCACCTGGAAAACAGTACAAAATCCCAAGCTGATCACACTGCAACGATATGCCTATCAAGGCCCTTTTCACACCAAGGAACAAGCAAATGACAAATCCGTTTCGTGACGACCTAATGGTACAACAACAGATTGATGGACCGTGGCAGCATATGGTAGGGGTGATTATGCTCAA